GTTCAGGATATAGTTAGTACGGCAAATGCGAACGCACAAATAATAGACAATTGGTTAAAGCCGGAACAGGGACTGAGTAGAAAAGATGCAATACTCTATAACTATGTTAACCAAATGACCAAAGCAGGTAAGTTAGACCAACTCAGGACAGGATTTTTCGATTGGCTAAAAACCAGCAAGGTTAGTGCAGGACAGCAAGCAAAACTTATGGCAGGTGATACAAAAGGATTAGATGCTATATTGGATCTTGTTGTAAAAATACAAACTATGAAAAATAACTTAATTGATCAACTTGATAGTTCAAGTGCTGATGTTACTGCTAGTACAGGCGGAGAACGTGGCGGAGAAGGTTATGTTGCAACCAGAGATAAAATTAAGCTAGTTCCGCGACATAGGTGGACACCAAACTAAGGTAAATACTAGTATGGAAAAGTATACAGCAAAACAATGGGCAGAGATCGAAGGAGGTCACACTATGAGTGAAGATAAAAAGTCACAATACAGTTTTATAAGCTCATTGAACGAAAGTAAGATGTTTAGATCTAAGAATCGTGTTGAAGGCACTAATGCAAGAGACATGGCAGATCTAGCATTTATGAATATGCTTGCTATGTATATTTTATATAATACGTTTGACTTTGCACCCACAGCAAGAGAATATGCTCAAAGAACTATGAGATACGGCGGTCAGTTTAGCTATATGCAAGGTGGGTCAGATTTACATATTGCACTAGCAAGTTTAAAAAATGGCATGAACGATGCAGGCGATAAAAATCAAATGCAAAATTCAAGAATACAGTTACCAGAATTACAAATTAGAAACTTTCTTAATCAAATGAAACAAGGTAGAGCAATAACAGCTCCTGAAGCTTTCTTTATGAAACTGGAAAGAGGATTAGATATACAAAATTCTAATTACAGAAGTATTAGACGACTAGTGCAAAATTGGCCTAGATTGAATAGTATGCAAAAGCAACTTGCAATAACAAGAATGCTACAATTTTTTAGAACAAAAGCACTCAGAAGTGAACTTTATAGCTACATTAGAGATATGGCTAGAAGTCAAGGACTAGAAATTCGTAATGCACACAATGCTGAAACTCCTAAGATGCGTGGCAGTGATACACTAGCAAAAATAGCCGCAACAGGCGCCGCATTGGCAGGTGGATATTATCTAGGTAAACAATTAGCAAAAGGTGGTATATCTAGTGGAGATGGTCCTAAAGATAGAGGCTTTTAGTGTCTTATTCAAATTTTACAGCATATACACTAGTTGATATTACTAATACAAATCATCATAAAAGTACAGTTAAAAAACATAGATTTTTACAGCAACAAAACTTAAACACTTTAATACAAACAATAGGCTTGCGTAGTCAACCCTTGGAACCATCTGTAGACCAACTTATGACACAAGATATAGCTCAATATGGCTTTGGAAATGAGTATAAAGGACTACATACAGTATGGAGATTAAACTTTAGTATAGAGCATAGTAAAGTTTTTGCTTTAAACACAAATAAAACTCATTATTTAGATAACGACAGTGATGGCATAGCAATTTACACTGGATTAGAAGAAACAGCCAATATCAAAACTAGAGCATTCGAAACATTTAACGTTAAACTGGTTAACTTATATTTTAAATATCACTCGTCAGACATATAAATATAAGGTAGGCAAAAAACTTAGGCACAACAACAGGCAAATAAAATACTTAAACTGAACGTCTTACCGAGAAGATGAAAGAATTGTAAAATTTATGTCAAATGGAACCACTACGCTAGAGCGTACAAATTTAGAAGCCCACGTAGATCTTTGTGCAGAAAGGTACAAGGGATTGGAAACACGTTTGGATAATGTTGAGAAGGCAGTCAAGGATCTCCACAGTGAGATGCGGACTATGCACGACGAAAACGTTAAGAATCATCAGTCAACTAATAAAATAATGCTCGGTGCCGCCGCAACCGTAACAGCAGGCATACTATCAACAATCATCGTATTGTTAATGAATTAATTTCCGTATAAATATACATATGAACTTAAATGAATTAGATATCAGTAATGTGATTGAATCACAATTAGTCTGGGCAAGAAAAGGTCGTAATCTTGTTCGTAAATATCGTTGTACAGTAGGTCAACGAGCAGGTAGACTGGTTAGTAAACCTGGACAGTGTGGTGCTCCTATTGATATTAAAAAACGTTTAACCTTAAGAAAAACAAAAGCTCGTATGGGTAAAAAGATGGCTCGTAAAGCTCAGCGTACTAAGAAGTTCAATCCAGCTAGTAAAGCACTAAAAAGATTGAACAAGCCTAGGAAAAGATAATGAAAATAAATGAAATAACTGATGACATAAACGAATATGGTATGACCAAAGGTGGAGCAAATCTGCGAAGTCAAAATAGTCAATATACAAATATGAACAAACGTGCCAATAATAAAGTTCAAGATCAAAACAGAGAAGTAATGATAAAGCAGAATAGTCAAAATAGAAGACAAAACAGATTAGCACGTAAAATTCCAACAGGAATGCCTACCAGGTTACTAAATCCACAACAGCCGCAGGCACCGACGGGACAATCATAATGAAAGCAGTTATTACAAAAGGCGGATTATATACTTGGATCAATACTAGAGAAAATAGTTTCCTTCAACAGTATTTTGGAGAAGATACAAATTTAGAACAACAGTCATTGACTGAAAGAGAACAGTATATTGCACAAACTCTTGTTACAAGAGGAGTACTAGAGAAATTATCAGACAATGGTGCAGTAAAATATAAATTAAACAAAAACAAAATGGTGTGATATGGACATAAATGATATTTTAAAAAAAGTACACAATGTAGAAGAGACAACTAAAATTATTGCTGAACGTGCAAATAGTGATATGGATTTGCAAATGGCTATCACACAAAAAATAACTGAAAGTAGTATTAGTGTACAAAACTATCGTATTGACATTGTGCTATTACCGTTTGCTGGTAAACAAAAACGTTTTTATAATATAGTTGAAGGTAATACAATTATACACCAAGAAATTGCACTTTTTGAAACTGCAATGGGTATTGTAAAAAATTTAATGCTAGACAAACAATCAAAGGTAAAAGAGTTGGAAAAACTAGATATTGAGTACAATAATTCATTATACGAAGTATATATGTTTAAAACTAAAGCTAAAAGGTCTATTAATGAAGACGTTATGATTGCTAAAATGAGCCAAGCTCAAACTAAACTTTACGATGCGAAAAACAAAATTTTGCAAAAACTATAAATACAATATAGAGAATGGGAAGAATATCATGTACTTAAACGATTTAAATTCAGCACAGCATAATGTTACAAAGCTGAATCGTGTGCTTGCAGATACATTTAATCACGAGGTTGATTTATCTGAAATGTCAACGGATTCACTTAACAGAATGCTGTCTACAACAAATGCTAAAATACAAGCAATTAAAGAGAGTGATCTCAAGTACTGGGAAAATGCACAGTACAATAAACTAGGGTTGATTGCACATCAACTAAAAACATATATTACAGAAATTGCTCCAGCTAGAGCAGACGGCAAGCGTATGAAGACCAAAGAAAGCGTTGTAATGGAAAGCGACTTAGAGCAAGCTGAAGTTATGTTAGCCGCTCAAGAGCTAGTAGACGAATTACAAAAAATGGTAGAAGACGTTGCAGAGATGCAAGTACAAAAACTTATGCCAATTGTTGACGCAATGAAAGAGCAAGTGGGGTTTGAACAAGCCGAAGCATATAACAATGCCGCAGATGCCGCATTAGGTGGATTACTTGATCAGATGAAATCTACAAAAGAAGCAGTTGAAAATGCAACACTTACTGCTAGAGGCGAACAGCCAGCACAACCAGCACCAACAGATATGGGAATGGATGATGCCGCTATGGATCCAGAAGCACCAATTGATGTTAATATGGATGCAGATGAGTTTGGCGGAGATAATGCTGAAGCAGGTGAAGATAATATAATCGGCAGAGAACTAAAAGGCGAAAGTGCTTTAGCTGATATGGAGAAAGGTGCGTTAGCTGAAAAAAAGTATCTAGAGAGTAAAGACAGGCTCTTTAAAATGGTAGAGAGTGGCCAAATGTCTAACGAGCATTTTATTAATATTATCGGAGAACTTGATCGTCAAGGTAAAATGAAGATGCCTAAGATGCCTGGACAACCTAAAACAATTCCGCCAATGCCAATGCCGGATATTGATATTATGCCGGATACTAAACCAACACCACCGATGCCACCGATGCCACCAATGGGCGGATCTAAAGGTGGCAGTATTAGGACTCCACAGACTCCTGACATGGCTCCGATGCCAAAACAAGCCCCTAAGGATAAGGCGCCAGATACTCCGATGCCACGCATGAAGAGAAAGATGCCTAGAGGTGTTATGGTATAATGCTTATATGCGAAGTTTTATTTGAAGACCAATTGGATATTTTAAATGACCTAGAAGAACTAATTACTAGGGCAAAAGCCAATGGCAAATTTAAAATACCAACTAATATGGTACTAGCAAAACTTCGTGCAATGGGACATAGCGTAGACATTCAAAGTTTGCTTGATATGTTACCAACAATTACAAGTGTAGGCAATAGTAACAAGAAAGACATTACACTGGATACAGCATTACCCCGTTCTGATGCTGACCCAGAAGATGAAACTGTTAGTAAAATGGCTAAAAAACAAATGTCCAAGGATAAAAAACTATGACTTATGCAATAAACAAAACTGTAGCTAGAACAATAGCCAGATCAGATTTGACTATATTCAATGAAACCCAAGCATTGATGAAGCAGGTCATTACTGATGCCGATAATGGTCTATACGAAACAATTGTTAGTGATGGTACTGAAATGACAGAAAGCACACCTACAATTACTATTACTGGTAGTGTCACCAATCCAACAATATCGGGTACACCAACACTGATAGTTGGCGGAGTAAGTATTGTACTAGGTACTACAGGATTAAGTTTAAATGCAGTTATAGCTGACATCAATGATGCGGGTGTAAGTGGTCTAGTCGCTAGCAAAAACGCCGCCAATAATCTTGTACTAACATATACTGCACCAGCGGCAACTACATGGTCAGTTGTTGTGGGAGCAAGTACAGCAAACACACCATTGGGGATCACAGCTAATACATACACAGCAAGCAATCCTACTAGTGTAGGTTATTTTAACTGCTGGCAAGGTACTGTAGCTGATAGACCAAAAACAGATCAGATGAATCAAGTTATACAATATTTTCAACAACTTGGATATACAATCGAAAGATTAAAAAATACTAACACAAATAAAACACTTAAATGGCAGATAACATATTAACTTTATAAGTTGGTGGAACTCACTTAGTGGGAACCAGCAAGCTACAATTATCTGTGTTATAGGGTCAATAATTTTAGCTTATTTTGATCCGAGATGGCAAAGTTTTCATTGACATTAATAATTTTTCCTGCTACATTTAACTATGTTAAAAATTACTACACCCTATCCGTATAAAGAATTTAAACGTAAGAGTGTAGGCGGTAAACGCCTATACGAAAATCCTTATGGCGAACCTGTGCCTAGTGTAACAACTATACTCAGTAAGACCAAAGATATGACTCACCTCAATGCTTGGAAAAAGCGTGTGGGTGAAAAGAAAGCACAAGAGATTGTAACTGAAGCCGCAAACGTTGGTACGGTTATGCACGAAATGTTGGAAGCATGGAGTCTTAACGAACAGTACACAGGCAAGAATCTTTTACAAGCTAAGATGATGGCAGAAACTGTTATTAAAAATGTAGAACTAGATATTAGTGAAGTGTGGGGCAGTGAAGTTAATTTGTGTTATCCAGGACTATATGCAGGCACTACAGACCTAGTAGGCATATACAAAGGTAATCCTTGTATTATGGATTTTAAACAAACTAACAAACCCAAAAAGCGTGAATGGATTGACGATTACTTTATGCAAGCCGCGGCTTATGCTATGGCACACAACGAAGTATTTGAAACTAAAATCGAACATGCGGCAATTTTTATGTGTAGTAGAGATTGCGATTGGCAACTATGGGAAGTAGGCCCAGAAGAATTTGAACATTGGACAGAAAAATGGGCAAAGAGAGTAGAAGAGTTTTATAACTTGTCATAAATACTGTATCAGGAGCGAAAGATGGCAACAACAAGAATTAGTAAAATAAGTGTAAGAAAAGGAAATTTTTCCGATTTGCCAATGTTAGATGCAGGCGAAATTGGATATGCAACAGATGTGAGACGTTTGTTTATCGGCAATCCATCGGTTAGCATTGGAACTGGAAATGGTGTGCTTACACAATTTACTATTCCAATATCATTGAGTAAACCTAACATTGTTACTGTATCTGTAGCAGGCGCACAACAAAATGCTTCATCGTATACACTTAGTGGTACAACAATTACATTTGCATCTGCCCCTACAGGTGCTATTACTGCAAACTTTAACAGTGAAATTGAAATTTCCAAAGACGTTACTGTACCAAGTAGTATTGAACTTGCCGCCAATGGCAGTTCAGCTGATACTGGATTTCAAGTAGATACTACACTGTATAATGCAGTAGTTATGGATTATACATTAGAAAGTACAAGTGGTGTTAGAATTGGACAAATTAGATTTGGTACTGATACTAGTGCAAGTACAAGTACAATCGACGATAACTATACTGAAACAGCCGCAGTAGGCATTACATTCAGTATTAATATTGCAACTGCAAACACAATGAAGTTACAATACACCGACGCCGATAATAAAATTTGTAAATTTAAATATACGTATCAACTTTGGAACAGCAACTAGTAAATAGTGCTTGGTTTGAGTCTCCTAGCACCAGACTAAGCAAATGGCGAGTTTTTAGAAAAGGACTGGACACAAACAACATAATTGATGTTTGTGAAATAGTTACCAACTGGTGGAAGATGGCTCCTCTTAGTAGTAGAACTATTGATCCAGTAGATAGTCGCACATGGCCCACACCTTGGGAAATGTTGCACAGTGGAGATTTTTGTGAGAACAGTATAGCTCTAGGAATGAGTTATACTATTTTTTATGCAAACAACAATATTCCAAATGAACTGTTGTTCATTATGGATAAAGAGAAAAGTATACAACGATTATGTACATTAATTGATAATAAGTATCTGCTTAATTTCGACTATGGATCGATAAGTAAATTACCATCCAAAAATATTTCAGTTAGTTACAGAAAAAACATAAGCGATGTTATAACATGATATAACGACACACAAGATGTCAATAAGTACAAGAACAAGAAGGAAAACATTATGAGTGAAATTCAAGTATTAAAACGAGACGGTAATAAAGACACATTAGATTTAGAAAAACTACACAAGGTAGTATTTTATGCATGTGATGGCATCAACGGCGTAAGTGCTAGTGAAGTAGAAATAAAAAGTAGTTTACAATTTTATAGTGGTATTACTAGTAGCGAGATACAAGAAACACTCATTAAAAGTGCGGCAGACTTAATTAGTGAAGAACAACCAAACTATCAATGGGTTGCAGGACGACTAATTGTTTATCACCTACGCAAAATGGTTTACGGACAATACGATCCGTGGCACATATCAAAACTAATTAAAACCAACGTAGACGAAGGATTTTACGATTCAAGTCTATTAGAAAAGTACACAGACGAAGAATGGGATGAATTAAATTCGCATCTTAAACACGATAGAGATGAAAGCATGACCTATGCGGCAATGGAGCAATGGCGTGGCAAGTATCTTGTACAAAATCGTGTTACAAATATAATCAAAGAAACTCCACAAATGGCGTACATGCTGATCTCAGCAACATTGTTTGCTGAATACCCGAGAGAAACAAGATTGCAATGGGTAAAGGATTATTATGACGCAGTTTCATTATTTTATATTAGCCTTCCTACTCCTGTCATGGCTGGCGTTAGAACTCCACAACGCCAATTTTCGTCATGCGTCCTCATTGAGACTGACGATAGCCTTGATAGCATCAATGCTACTACTAGTAGCATCGTTAAGTATGTTTCAGCAAAAGCAGGAATTGGAATCGGAGCAGGTAATATACGGGCTCTCGGAAGTCCCATACGTAAAGGTGACGCCTATCATACAGGAGTAGTGCCCTTCTACAAAATGTTTCAAAGTGCTACAAGATCTTGTTCACAAGGTGGTGTGCGAAACGGAGCGGCAACCTTATATTACCCCATATGGCATCTTGAAGTAGAAGACCTACTTGTACTCAAAAACAATAAAGGTACAGATGATAACCGTGTGCGTCATATGGATTATGGTGTACAGTTTAACAAACTATTTTATGAAAGACTTATTAGCAATGGTGAGATTACATTGTTCTCACCTAGCGATGTTCCTGGTTTGTACGAAGCGTTCTTTAGTGACCAAGACAAGTTTAAAGAATTATACGAACGTGCAGAACGTAATACAAGACTACGCAAGAAAACAATTGGTGCTACTGAACTGTTTAGCCAATTCATCGAAGAGCGTAAAAATACTGGTAGAATTTATCTACAAAATGTAGACAATGCTAATAGTCATAGTAGTTTTAAAGAAGATGTTGCACCAATTAGACAAAGTAACTTATGTGCAGAAATAGACTTACCTACTAAACCGTTAAACGATTTCAACGACGAAGAAGGTGAGATTGCATTGTGTACACTGAGTGCTATTAATTGGGGGCTTATTAAGAAACCAGAAGACTTTGCAAAACCATGTGAACTAGCAGTACGAGGACTTGATGCACTACTAACATATCAAGACTACCCTGTAAAAGCGGCACAAAATGCAACAGAAGGCAGACGTCCTCTTGGTGTTGGTATTATTAACTTGGCATTTTGGATGGCAAAAAATAATATGACATACTCACAGCCTAACTTGGAAATGATTGACGAGTTTGCAGAAGCATGGAGTTACTATTTGATTAAAGCAAGTGCAGACCTAGCTGAAGAGCAAGGTGCATGTTTGTGGAGTGATCAAACCAAATACCACGATGGACTTACGCCTAACCAAACATACAAAAAAGATGTAGATGAACTAGTCAAGCACAAAGAACGTATGCCTTGGAGAGAACTAAGAAATCAACTAAAGAGTACTGGAATTAGAAACAGTACATTAATGGCGCTAATGCCAGCTGAAACATCAGCACAAATTTCAAATGCTACAAACGGCATTGAACCACCTCGCAGTCTTGTAAGTGTCAAACAAAGTAAACATGGTGTACTAAAACAAGTAGTACCAAGTATACATAAGCTAAAGAACAAGTATGAATTACTATGGGATCAAAGATCACCTGAAGGATATTTACAAATTATGGCAGTATTACAAAAGTATATTGACCAAGGTATTAGTGTTAACACCAGTTACAACCCTGTATTTTATGAAGATGAAAAAATTAGCATGAGTGAAATGTTGAGACATTTAATGATCTTCTACAAGTATGGAGGAAAACAGTTGTATTATTTCAACACCTATGATGGACAAGGTGAATTAGACATTGACAAATTAAATGAATCAAGTAATATAACTATACCCGAAGATGACTATCAAGATGAAGACTGCGAAAGCTGTGTAATATAAGAAAGAGAAAAAATGAGTGTATTAAATGCAAATCAAAGGAACAAGCACCTCGAAAGTTTAATGTTCCTAGATCCAAATGGCGGCGTTGATATTCAACGCTATGATACTTTGAAATATCGTCAGTTTGATAAACTGACAGACAAACAGTTGGGTTTCTTTTGGAGGCCCGAAGAAGTAGATGTGTTGCGTGATGCAAAAGACTTTAAAGAGTTAACAGATCACGAACAACATATCTTTACCAGTAACTTGAAGAGACAGATACTACTGGATAGTGTGCAAGGTAGAGCCCCAGCCGACAGTTTTAATCCACTTGTAAGTTTACCCGAACTAGAGAATTGGGTAACAACTTGGACATTTAATGAAACTATCCACAGTCGTAGTTACACACATATTATTCGTAATGTGTATTCAAATCCTAGTATTATCTTTGATGGTATGATGGATATCAGTGAGATTACAGATTGTGCAAGCGATATTAGCAAGCACTATGATGACCTCATTGAAATGGGCATGTGGTACAATCTACTAGGTGAAGGCAAGCATACAGTTAACGGTAAGAAGATCGTTGTAGACAAGTATGAGCTTAAAAAACTATTGTGGAAAGCTATGATGAGTGTAAACATTCTAGAAGGTGTTCGCTTCTACGTAAGTTTTGCATGTAGCTGGGCATTTGCTGAACTTAAAAAGATGGAAGGCAATGCTAAGATTATTAAATTAATCTGTCGTGATGAGAATGTACACTTAGGTAGTACACAAACATTGCTAAAGCTAATGCCCAAAGACGATCCGGACTTTGCTAAAATACAAGAAGAAACCAAAGACGAAATGGTACAACTGTTTGTTGATGCAGTGGACCAAGAAAAGGCTTGGGCAGATTACTTGTTTAAAGATGGATCAATGATCGGACTTAATGCAAAACTATTAGGTGACTATGTAGAATGGACTGCTAACAAACGTATGACGGCAGTAGGACTTGAAAGCCCATACAAAGGTGTAGCCAATCCGTTACCGTGGACACAAAAATGGATTGCAGGTGCAGAAGTACAAGTAGCACCACAAGAAACTGAGATCAGTAGTTATGTTATTGGCGGAACTAAGCAAGACGTTAACGGAAGCACGTTCCAAGGAATGAAACTGTGATCACAGTATACAGTAAGCCATTGTGTCATTATTGCACAATGGCTAAACAGTACTTAGATAAACACGGATTCGAATACGAAGAAATTAGAGTGGATACCAATCCTGAAGCTAGAGAGTTTTTGATAAACGAAGGGCATAGAACTATGCCTCAACTTTATCATAAAGGAAAATTACTAGTTGAAGGTGGAGGGCAAGCACTCGTTCGTTTAGATCCAAAATATGTAAAAGAACTCATAGGAGAAGTTGATGTTGGTAATATCCAGTTATAAAAAAGGCGAAACAATCTGCGTTAAAGTAAGCACAGGTGAAGAAATTGTGGGTAGATTTGATTCACAAGATGGTGATATACAAGTTGTAAAACCTTGTGTAATTACTCTTAATCCACAAAATGGACAAGCAATGCTTATTCCGTGGTTAATGAGCATTGATACAAGTAGCAGTGATCCTGTTAAAATTAGTAAAGAACACATAATTACTACAAATAAACCAAACAAAAGTTTATCAGATGCGTACATACAAAGTACAACAGGCATTGCACCAGCTTCGAGTAATACTAATTTCAAACTATAAATAGTTGTATGACAGCTTTTGTACACAGACAAGGCGACAGCCGTAGTTGCGGTGCTACAACCAATACACGTATAACAAATGTTAGAGTAAACAACATGTTTATTAGTGTAGACGGTGATACTAATACTCACGGAGGTGGTGAATTAATTGCTAGTGAAACAGTTGGTAAAGTAAGAGCCGGAGGTATTCCTGTAATACTCAACGGAAATAATGCAAACGGAGACTCTTTGTGTCCAATACCTGGCGGAGCTCACTGTAATCCTAGAGCTAGTACTGCAAGTCCTAATGTCAGAGCAGGTGGAGGTTCAACTGTACAATGAGTTTTAAAGATTTCCCACAAGGTCTAAATGATTTAAACGAATATTTAGATGCTAGACATCACATAAGTGGCACTACTGGTAGTGGCACAGATAGTTTAAAAATAGTAGCCAGTGCAGAATATAGTTTTACTCTCAGAGAGTTACTTTGTGGATTGCTCAGTGGCGGCGGATTAAAACTTCCTAACATTCAAATATGTATGCATGCTAATATCGCTGAACTTTTAAAAATACCAAATCTACAAGGTGAACTTAGAGATGCGTTAACTGAACTTAATCAAGGTATGGAAAAATTAATGGACCATACAAAGCTAGATGAAGTATTAGGAAGATTAAATGGTGTACTAGCAGAAGCACAAAACGTTGCAAATCTAATTAATTTTTGTGCAACTCCTGTAGATCCAATTGCAATTCCAAATATGTTAGAACGTGCAATGGGTAGTTTTTTAGGAGCAGGTAAACAACTAATAGATGATATAGGAAGTATTGCTCCTGGACAAACTTGTGCATGTGTAAGTGTAAGTGGCGGATTTAATGCCGGTGTATTCAACGGCGGAATTTTAGGAACTATTGCAAGCAATATTAGTGCAGTTAATGCAGGTTCACTTGGACAAAGTGTAATCGATAGTATTAAAAATGATATTAGTAGTGTTACATCTAACATCACTAATATGATAAATTTTGAAAATAACATCACTGGTAGCTTTATATCAGGAGGCAGTCAATTTGCTAATCCTGATGACGGATGTAATACACAAGTAGGCGTACTACACAATCCAAGCAGTGGTGGCATTGCTGGTAATGCTAGAATGATGAGTCAACTCAAAGGACTCTATGATAGATTAGGTGCATATCCTGTACAGTATAGTTTAGGACACAGTAGCGGAACGCAGTTTGATTCAAATGGCAACCGAATATTCCAAGGTGAAGTGGTTGAATATCCTAATATATTTCATTTGTTACTAGAACAAAGTTTACTAGACATTATTCAAAAAGACGATAATCCAACTCCTGACGTGAGTAATCAAACACCTGTAGTTGATTACTGTGGAAGTATAATAGGTTATACTACAAATTTTGAACAGAGAGAAACACAAAATAGTGAAGGATCAACTCCTACTACTCCGAATAGTCCAGGATATAAAGCAGGCGGTTTGGTTACTGATGTTAGTAATATTGCTGGCTCTAGTGCTTCTAGTGGAGGTACTACTGTAGTTAACAACTTTAATAATACCGGAAGTACACTATTTGTTGTTAGCAGTGAATCGTCAATGCTATCTCTAAATGCAAATACCAATGATATTGTTGTTAGATCAGATATACTTACTATTTTTACTAGAAAAGATACAAATCAGTTTAGCACAGGAACACTAAATGACTTTCAACAAGCTACTAGTACACTAGCAACTTTCTTAACAAATCTTAATGCTGAAACAGGCAGTGGACTTGTAATCAAAGACAGTGGTGTTAGTAGGGCAAGAAAAGTTGTTGGAGGAACAGGTCAGATCTCAGTAACAAACGGAGATGGTGTTGGTGGTGACATACAAATTGACCTAGCGGCAAATCCAAGATTTCCAGGCACTTCAGCTATAAAAATACCAGCAGGAAGTACTGCACAAAGACCAAATACAGAAGTTGGCGAAATTAGATATAACACAGATACACATGCAATTGAAGGTTACTTCGGAGATACCAACAGTTGGAAAAGTATTAGTGATGACCCGAATACTGGCACTGTAAACAGTTCTGTAAACTTAGGTAGTGGACAACAAGTATTCAAACAACTCAATGGTACACAGTTAGAATTTAGAACATTAACACAAACCGGAGGCATTACACTTACTACAAGTGGTACAGAAATACAAATTAGTGACAGTATTACAAATAGTAATGTAGGTGCTGGTAGCCAAGTATTCAAACAACGTACAACAAACAATTTTCAATTTAGAACATTAACCAGCACAGATAATAGTGTAACAGTTACACAAGGAACTGATACAATAGATTTAAGCGGAGATCCTGATGTACTAAAAAGTAATAATGCACAAACAACAGATGCTACGGCAACTGCATTACAATTTAACGGTGCTTATCCTCAACCAGGCACAGGTAAAACATGGTTCTTTAATTTAAATGCAATAGGTGTAGCTACAACTGGTGAAAAACAAGCATTTAAAATCGAAGGTGTTGTTACTGATAGTAGCGGTACAAAAAGCCTAGTTGGAACAAATCATAAAGTAGATTATCAACGAACAGGCACTGCGGATCTAGCTCAAACACCATGGGATCCTATGACTAGTTACAATGCAAGTGATGTAGTTGAATATGACCTTAATACATATACTGCCAACAATACAATTAGTGCAAGTGGAACCAATTTAGATCCAGCACAAGACTCGACCAATTGGACAGTAACATACTCAGGCTGGAATGTAAGTGCTGATGTTATCGGTGGTAACTTTAGGGTCAGAGTTAAAGGTTCAGCAGGTAAAACTGTTAACTGGAAAGTAAGATTTACCAAAACTGAAGTATAAATACTAAGTCAGCAAAAAAATGTAATTTTTTTCTTGACATTCGAGTCATCTTGCCATAAACTCTTACTATAGTAAGAATGAATGGAGAGATGTCATGGCGCATCAAAGTACTAAACATAGGCAATAGAAAGGCAAAACAATGAGGTCAAAAGACACTGGCAATGGTAGAAGAATATTAGCAAAGGTAGAAGTTCCGCTTAGTGTGGATGATATTGCAACATATGCATTAAGATATCTTCACGAAACTGGCGATGATGATCCTAAAGATACCCTTATAAATGCTAACAAAAGACAAATATTCAATATGGCTAAAAATGCAATATATCGTTGGGGAACTGAAGAGCCTAAGGAATATGTTGCTGAGCATATGAATGGACATTTACAACCAATTCAAGTATTAGTAAAGCACAAGTTTCCGGAGTGTGATTAATGGAAAATGTAATCGACTTTGTACTGGAGCGAGCAAAACGTAAAAGTGGCATAAAAGACACCGTTTTACTTAAAAATATAATCAATGAAGGTTACGATCCTTGTGATGATATAGACATAGCAAACTACTTTGAATGGCAAAAGTTTCAAGATATTATTATAGATGATAAAGATATATCTCATAATTGGACAGACGAAGCAATAGAACGTTTGTGGAATGATATTAAAAACTTTGATGAGAACCAAACAGTTACAATTGAACTAGACAGTATGACAGATATCTTAGATTTTTCTACAAAACCTGAATAAAAAGGTTGACAGTAAGACTTCTTGGTGTTATAGTGTATGTATAAGTTAACAAAGGAGCTCACAATGGGTTTAGAAACACAATCAATTATTGCTATAGAAAAACAGTTTGCAGAATTAGGTGCATCTGCTCCAAATATGTTTTGGGAGCATGGAACACTTTGGATTGATACAAACGACAAAGCTAACCTAAATGTTATTAAAGATGCAATGCTAGAAGATGTTTTATCAGATGGCTATGAAGTTGATTTTAACTTATTGAAAGCTACAAAAAATGAGCCTTGGGATCAATGGGCTATGGATATAGTTGAAAAAGGTTGACAGTAAGACATCTTGAATGTATACTATAAGCAGTTAATAAGGAGATAAGAATGAAAGTTTCAGTTATACACGCCGCATTTGGAGACACACCACATGTAGTTGCATTTGTTGATGTTCCAGATGGTACAGATGATACAAAAGCAATGGACTATGCATATCGTTGGACAAACAATGTTATGGGCAGTTGGAGTCGCAAAGAAAAGTTTTTTGAAGATGGTTCAGAAAACGGTGATTATAACGAAAACGTTACTGTAATGTCTCCGTTAAATGAAGGCGGAATGGGACTACGTTCAACTTCAATGGGTGACCAAATGTTGGTTGGTACTAAAAAATATGAAGTTGCAATGTTTGGTTTTGAGGAGATTGCTTAATGTTTGATGTGTTTCTTGTAAATTTTGGATACACTCATAGTAGTCATAAAACACTGGCGGCGGCTGTAAAAGCCGCTAAAAAGACAGGCTTTCAGTGTTCAATTTTCAACAGTAAAAATCCATTTGATTTGGTTCAATGGGTATCACCAGTAGGAGGCGGACGTTAATGCAAGTTAATTTTGATTTAGAAGACATTGCCAAAGTACAACATGCAAAATCTTTTACTGAAGCAAAAAGTAACTTTATAAAAGTCTTAGAACGTTCCACAGTAGGAAAAAGCAAACGTCCTATTAGTCCAAATAAAATTTGTTACTATAAGAAAAGAATTACAGAGCTTGGCTCAAAATTAGAACTAGTGAGCTTGTTCTGGAATATGTACATGGCAGGTGAAGGGTTAGGAGTTCCTAATAGTTCATACCAGAAAAACTTTAACAGTTGGAGTCGATAATGAACGAAGTATTGCAAGATATCGAAACACTCGAAAGTGCAATCATCAACTTGACAGAAGGTGCAAGTGATGAGAAGCGAATGGCAGTTTATTCGCTAGAGCATATGATTGCTCAAAAGAAGGCAATCGTAGAACAGTTTGAAGCAGAAAATGCTCCGGACTATCAATTTACTCTTGACATATAGTAGCTGAAGTATTATATTATATACAAAGGATAGGTATATTATGGCTACATACGAAGTTGAATCAGTTTTTTACAACAATTATGGTGGTGTAAAAAATAAAAGTTGTGATCTCTTTGGAGATAGAAACAAAGCTGTCAGACACATGAAACAATTAACAAAAAATAAACATGGTCTGAAGCAACGAGGAAACGTTAGAGATGGTTCAGTCGATTTTGTCGACGACACAGGTAAAGTAAGAGAGCGAATCATTTTTGGCGAATTGTAAATAATAACAAGTGAGGCAGAGTAATGGTTAACTATTTTTCGTCAGCGACATCTTTTATTTTAAATGGAACTGTTGTCGCGACAATAGCAGTATTTGCACATAGTTCAAGTGTTGCACAAAGTGAAACACAAAACTATCTTAAAGAAGCAACTATTATTACTTCAGAAACTGAAGATAATTATAGACAATATCCAGATTTAATTGACAATCAAGAAGCAAATTGTCTAGCACTAAATGTATACTACGAAGCAAGAAGCGACAACCTTGCTGGTATGTATGCAGTTAGTGATGTTGTATTAAACAGAGTTAGAGATGATAGATATCCTAACACAATTTGTGAAGTAGTATATCAAGGTCCAACTAGAGAAAGTTGGAAAACAAAACAAGATCCAAACTTACCAGATGAAGAAAGAAAATACAATCCTGTTAGAAATATGTGTCAGTTTAGTTGGTACTGTGATGGCAAAGATGATATTCCTGATGATGAAACAGGCTGGGCCACTGCACAGTATGTAGCTGGAAGTATACTATATGCCAACAAGCACAGAGGGTTAACTGAAGGTGCAACACATTATCATGCAACTTATGTAAAGCCGCGTTGGACCAGAGACAGAGGTATGAACCACGTTGGTAGAATTGGTAGTCATATATTTTACAGATGGGACTAAGCCTATTTTAGCATAAATATATGCATGTTAATAAATGAAGTAATTAATAATACAATTAATGAGGGTCCAAACGATCCTCATACTTTTAAAGCCGTTTTCTTAGCTGGTGGCCCTGGCTCAGGAAAGGGCTTTGTTGTATCTAATCTAATGGGCGACAGTCGACTTGGACTTAAAGTAGTAAACAGTGATGATGTATACGAAAAGCTAGCTCAGTTACAAAACTTAGATTTAAAAGATCCTGATGTAGTTGCTAGTCCACAAGGACAAGAGGCTAGAGAAAAAGCCAAACGATTAACTTTACTCAGACAAAAAAATTATCTAGCAGGTCGACTAGGTGTTATCATTGATGGCACTGCTAAAGATATTGCTAAAACAAGAGATCAAAAACAAAAACTTGAAATGCTTGG